GGCGTTGAGGGTGCTGGCCTGGTCCTGGGGGTAGGCTTCGTTGCCGTACTGGTCCATCTGGAGGAGGTAGGCATCGAGCATCTCGGCCTTCTCGCCGGTCATCATCGACATGATGTCCGACATGGTGAAGTACGAGCCCCCGGGCGTCTGGGCGTTCTGGAGGAAGCTGTTGACGAAATCAATGGGGTCCCCGACGTTGCCGCGCGTCAGGCCCATCAGGGCGTAGATGTCCTGCGCCGTCTTGACGTCGCGGTTGTCGAGCAGCGCCGTGGAGCGGCCTTCCTTCTCGCCCCAGATGTCGAGAAAGACCGGGGCGTCGTACCAGAGGTCGTTGAAGGCTTCGTTGCCGATCCCCCACGCCCCGAGCGTTTCGGAGCCCCCGGTGCCGAGGAAGCCGTCCCACAAGCCCTGCTCGAAGCCGAGCGTGCCGGGGCCACCTCCGCGCTCGACAAAGACAGAGCCCGTGCCGGTGACATTGCCCTCGTCGTCCCACAGCACCCCCACCTCCGGCTCGTAGATCCCGGCCTGGTGAATCGACGGAGCCATGTTCGGGTTGCCGATGATGGCGGTATCGCCGTTGGGGTTCGTCATCCGGACGTGGTTGGGGATCGGGACGCCCCCGGTACTCTCCGGTGCGTTCTCGGTATCGCCGTCCAGCTCGGCCTTGGAGACCGAGCCGTCAGCGTTCTGGGAGCGGAGGTTGTACATCCGCTCCGGGTCCTTGTTCTTGAAGTTACTGACGGCCACGCATCACTCCTACATCGGTGCGCCGGAGCCCGGATCAGCCGGTCTGCCGGGGCTGGCGTTCATCATGGGCTGACTGTCGCCCTGGACGGTTTGCGGCCCACCTCCTTCCTGGGGTGCCCCCTCCTCTGGCGGGGCCATCATGCCCATGAGCTGCGGCAGCACCACCGTGGCGAAGTACGCGAGGAAGGCGCCGATGTTGCCGCTCTCGTAGAGGGCTTGCGGGAACTCCACGAGCTCCAGCATCCGTGGGTTGGTCTGGGCGTCCTCGGCGAGGATCCGCTTCCATTCCTCCTGCGGGTTCCGGACGTTGAGTTCCTCCATCGCCTTGGTGCGGCTCCAGACCTTGCGCTCGATGAGCATGGAGGCGACATTGGCCAGCGCGGTCATGTTCTGGAGGGCGACGCTGTGGAGCTTGACGGTCGGGCGGGTGCCGATGCGGAGGATCAGCTCCCGCGAGAGCGCCATGTCCTCGTGCGGCTGGTCCGGGGCCATGTCGTTGTCGAACCCGGCCGTGTCCCAGCCAGCGGCGAAGTCGACCGGCATCCCCCCGGCCATCTGCATGAGCAACTGGCCGATCTGCTTGAACTGCGGCCGCGATGGGGCGCGTTTGGGGGTCAGCGGGATGTGCCGTCCCTGGGTCGGGATGTGGTAGACCCCCTCGACGTTGTCGACGAGGAAGTGGCCGACGTTGCGGTACTGGTAGAGCGCCATCTCGATGACGCTGGCGAGGTGGTACTCGATGTCGTTGATGACCGGCTGGATGCGGTCCTTGGCGGCGGCGATGAGGCTCTCGACGGCGAAGCCGCTGACATTGGAGCCTTCGAGTGCCCCGAACATCTGGTCCGGCAGCCCGCCCTTGACGCGCTGTTCGCGTAAGGCTGATATTAACGGGCCGATGTCGGTGGGCCGGGTGCCGCTGAGGAGGGGCACCACCTTCTCGCCGGGGCGGAACTTGTTGGTCGATCCCGTTGACATATCGACCGGTTCCGGGGGATCCTCATAGGGGGACTCCACTCCGATGGGCGGCGCGAGGGCTTGCTTCGCGCTCGTCATCAGGATCGAAAAGACAGCGGCTTCTTGCCGGAGCGCGGGTTTCAGGTGATGGAAGAACGACAGCCCCTTCTGGGCGAGGTTCGGGTCTCCAACCTTATCCCCCATCGTGAGCCCCGCCATGCGTTCGCGCATGGTGAAGTTATTTGTCGTCGGCAAATTGGCGTTGCCCGGTTCCCCGGTGCCGACGGTGTAGATGAAGGGGATGCGCCCCAGCTCGTGCGCGGAGACCTTGAGGATCTCCTCGCCGTCGAACTCGGCCCATCGCCACCAGGCGTCCCAGTATTCCTTCACGACCCCGACGCGATCCAGCTGGACGTGCCCCTCCTCGTCGGTGTATTTCTTGACAAGGGCTTTATGGACATCCGGGTCATCCCCGTAGGTCTGGAGCACTTTATCGAGGGTCTCGGTGTAGACGCACGACACCCGCACGAGACCGCGCTTCGTCCCGAAGACCGGGAAGACGGTCGCCGGGTCATACATCCGAACATCCCACGGAAAATCCGGATCGGTCGGGTCAGGGAGAACCCGCGTAATCATCCGGCCATAGACCGCGCGATAGAACGCCAGGTCCCACTTGTAGGCCGCGTTTCCCCCGGCACGGTGGTGCGTGTCAACCTCGTCGAGGAAGTGGTAGGCGAAGTTCTCGAGCGTCTGCGCGTCCGTTTCCTCCTCCTGGGTCTTGGAGGGGAACTGGATGATGTGGTCGATGCCCGAGACCATGTTCGCCAGCTTTTCCACCTGGAAGGCGGGTTCCGCCGACGTATACAGCTCCACATCGTTCGGATCGAGGTCCTCGAACATGGACTCGTCCATCAGCCGGTAGGTGCGCAAATCGTCGCGGAAGCGGTCGATCAGGTTCTGGTGCCGTCGCTCGTCCGTGGCAATCGCGTCCCGGCAAAACTCCGGTGTGGGTTTCTTGGGTGGCTTGACCTCGCCGAAGGTCTCGGAACGGGGATTGCGGTCCATCAACCACGCCGGGTAGATGGGTTTGAGGTCGTCGACCTCCTCGGGTGGCAGAACCGGCTCCGGTGGGAGCGGAGCAGCAGCGGGAGCCGGTTCCGTCATCGGAGGCTCAGGAAGTGGGCCTGAACCTCCAGGCGGCAGCCCAGGCGGAATCGGAGATGGGGATAGTGGCCCCATTGCCGGATCCGGACCCGGATTCGGGGGTCCTGGTAGCGCAGGATCCCCTACTTCGGGCGCCTGGGGAGGGGTGGGTGGAATACGAGGTGGCATTACCATGCGGCCACCTCACGTCGGTGTTCAGGAAGGCGCCGACGACCCTGCGCCCAGTGGTTCTTGGGGCGGAGCCAGTCGGAGTGGACGGGTTTGTGCGCCTTGATACCCGACAGGGATGCCATTCCCCGCGACACGAGATAGACGGCCAGGTACTCCAGCGCCGTCGTATAGTGGCTCGTCCAGTCGTGGATCGGCCGCCGGATCTCTTGTGTGGGTTGGCTTGATTTTCTCGGTTCGGGGAAGCGGTGATTCTGGAGTGCGTCCAGCACCGCCAGAGCCCCTGGGGTATCCGCGAACTCGAGGTTGTCGAGTATCTCGCTAAGTGCATTCCGTCGGCCCCGGAAGGTGTTGTACTGCGGCGGGTTGGTCAGGACGTGGATCCCGAACTGCCGCTGCAATACCTGCCATGGACTCTCGCCGCTCGTCAGGTCGGTGTTGTCGCCGTGCCTGTCGCCAACGTAGAGCCCATTGTAGGTTTTATTATCGTTGATCCAGCGTACCAATCGCAAGGCTTCGTAATCCCAGTCGTACTTGGCCGGGGTCTCTCCCCGGAGGAGGTGGCCGTAGTAGCTGATGGGTTGCCGCGATCCGCTGTAGCCGTCCAGCACGATCAGCTTGCCGCTGGACCGCTCCTGCTGCGCCCAGACGATAGCGAAGTCATCGTCGTAGCCGTCGTCGAGCCCGTGCAGCGTCGGGCCGTACTCGCGGCGATGAACGTGGAAGGTCGGGGCGATCTGCTTGGCACGCGGGTAGACCCACGTCGAGATCCCCGCCCACGGGTTCATCATCACTTCGCGTTGGAACAAGTCGTTGGGCAGCGTTTCGCGGGTGGACTCGAGCCACGCCTCGTCGCGGGAGATGACGGTCTGCCACGGCATCTCGAACACGACGGTTTCCGGCCAGCCGTTGCTGGCGTGGCACATGTCCCAGAAGTCGGTATTGACCTCGATGTTGTGGGTCGAGATCGCAATGCGGTGGTTGGTGGTCTCGCCCAGCTGGCCCCACACCTGGCGCAAATCCTTGAACCGCGCCGCCTCGTCGATGCTGTAGCGGGTGGCGCGGCCACCGACGCCGACGCCCGAGGTGGTGGCCTCGCCGATGATGGCGCTGCCGGTCTCGGGGTTAATCATCGTCATGTGGGTGCGGTAGCGGTTGCCGCTGCCGCGCTTGGTGCTGTAGCCCTCCGGGACCATCCAGGCCGGGAGCCGGTCGATGATGTAGTCGTGCTTGTACATCCAGGCATCGGAGCTGCCCGGCTTGTCGACCATATCCTCGACGCGGCTCACCAGTCGCCCCTGGAAGGACTTTTTGAACAGCCAGCGGTGGGTGTCGTCCCCGGCAAGTAACCATGTCGCGCCGACGCCACGCGCCTTGGGGATGGCCATCGAGGAGTCCCAGCCCTTGGGACGCTGCATCACCCCATCGAGGGCGAAGAGCAGCTCGGCCTGGCGCGGGTAGAGGAGGAACGGCATGGTGGTCATGTCGTCCTCCTCGCGCGGCTCGTAGATCCACGCGAACATGATGAGGAAGTAGGCCGTGCCGAGTCCGTGGGGCTGCTTGCACAGCGCCTTCTGGATCCGTTGCGCGGCCGGGTCACGTTCACACTGGGCGTGGATGCGCTCACGCTGGGCGAGCATGAGGCGAGCCCAGTGGTCCCATTCCTCCGGATCACGGGGGATCGGGGCGTCGAGCCCCGGGATATGAATGTAATCCTCGGTCAGGATGCCTTCGGGGAGGTGCCCGAAGAGGATCTCCGGTGCGGTACTTGCCATGCCTCCCATCGTGGGGCAATGACAAAAACGAGGTCCTCCGGTTGCCCGTTGGGCACGCGGGTGCCCCAGTGGCAACCCGGCGCGGTGGCCACGCCGGTCTCCCTAGACTGGAGCTATACAGCTGTGGCGACCCACGGGGAGCCTGACGAGTCCAACGATGTACTCCCACTGGCGCGGTCGCCCAGGCTGTATTAATATAGAGATCACCCAGCGGGTCATTCCCGCGAAGCACTTGTTTGAGAAGCACCCCTGACGAAAGGCCGACTCCTCCCCTCTCCCAGATCACCAGCGATACAAAGAGGTCACCCCTCAGTCATTTGCACAGCATGGCGTGGATGAAACAGAGCCACACAGAACCCCGGGTGCCACAAGGCGAGCCAGTACCGTAGCGGGATCAGTGTGTCTTTTGAAAAAGGGCGACATCCGCGCTCTTTTTTTACCCCAGACA